CTCTGCTCTCTCTCAGGCAGGATACGTGCGCTACCAAGGTCCTACTATCCAAAGCGTCTACCGGAAGTGCAACATCCCCATCACCTACGACAACACTGCGACGAGTGGAGTCATTGCAACCATCAGATCCAACAACATCCTCATCTTCGCCTGGATTTCTGGCCAGCAAACAGCTCTCAACGATTTCAAGTGCATCGGTCGTCTTCGATATCGGGATGACTAATCATGAGTCATCAGCCCTTTCCCATCCGTGAACCTGTCCGGAGGACTATCCACCAGCCGTCGCGGACCGGAGCGACTTTGGAGCGGCAGGGGAGCAGGCCTATCATCCTAACACTTGGTCAATAAACCTCATTTCTCAAAAACCTTTTTTCACGCAGATGTCGATGTCACGCAGGCTTCGTCCTTCGAACTACGATAACTTTCTTGATGATTGTAAAGTCTATGATTTCACGTTCACCCAACCTCTCACTGTTGCCCCAGGGTATTCCGCGGTCTACTCTCTCTGTCAGATTCCTCGTGGGAGGAATGATGGCGAGCGTATTGGTAGAGAAGTCGTGCTGAAGCGCCTTGTCCTCTCCTACTATACTGAGGCTCACAACAGTGATCCTTCATGTCCCTTTGTTCGCACGCTTCTCTTTCTCGACACTCAGTTTCGAGGGACTATCGTCACTCCTGCGCAGGTTCTTCAGGCCAATTCAATTGACTCCCCTGTCAACAAATACAATCGAGATAGGTTCTCCATCCTATTTGATGACACTCAGAACCACAGCATCTCAGCTGTCAATGGAGTCATCTACGAGCATCAGACTCCTCCTCTAACTCGCATGTCTATTGACATGAACGTTCGCATCAACTGGACCTCTAACCTTGGAGCCGACATCAGGGGCAATAACATTGCTATGGTGTTTCCTGTCAAGGCCGCCACCAACCTCACCCAGATGACCGTCTATGCAAGGTTCTTCTATGTCGATGACTGATTGGCCAGAATCTGGATTCCTGTTCTATTGGCCAAAAACTGGATTCGTGTTTCATTCGTCAATAAAATTGCGTTCTGTAAAATCCTTGGAAAATTCTAAAAAAACATGGGTATAAAAGGTTGGGGGTGGCTGGTACAGCAGTATTACCACCCCCAACCTCTGTCCCAAAAAATCAGATGTCCTCAGCTGTCGCTACCAATGCTCAGACACGCGCCTGGGTCTTCACCCTCAACAACCCCGAGAGAACCTCTCCCATCCCTCCAACTGAGGATCCTCTCACGTGGGGGGCGACCTACGTCGTCTTCCAGCTCGAACGAGGGGAATCAGGAACTCCCCATCTTCAGGGCTACTGCCTCTTCCCTTCGAACCGTCGGCTCCACGCTCTCCGTCGCCTCGCCCCCAAGGCCCACTGGGAACCAAGACGTGGATCCCATGAGCAGGCCCGCGACTATTGTCGCAAGGAGGAGGGCCGCGTTGATGGGCCTTGGGAACAAGGAGAACAACCCGCCCCTGGAAAACGCAACGATCTGACTCTTGCCATGGCCGACGTCAAGGCAGGAATGTCCGAGAAGGACATCGCCGAAAAGTATGGTGGCACTTGGGCCCGAAACTATAATGCTCTCCAAAGATATCGTAACCTTGTAACTGACCATCGAAACTGGAAGACTGAAGTCACCGTTCTTTACGGTGCAGCAGGGACTGGCAAGTCACGCTACGCTTGTGAGAATCATCCTCGAGCGTATCCTTTCCGAGCAGGGGACTATTGGTGTGGCTACGACGGTCACGCTGACGTTGTCATTGATGACTTCACCGCGGGATGCATGCGCTACGGCCATGCGCTACACGTATTCGACCGCTACCCCCTCATCGTCGACGTCAAGCACGGCAGTGGACCTTTCCTCGCCCGGAGAATCATCATCACCTCCAACACCCCTCCTCACCTGTGGTACCCCAACTGCAGCCCTGACGCCCTCCTTCGAAGACTTGACAACATCATCTACGTCAGTCTTGCAGGCACCCCCCACGTTGTCAAAGGACGACTCGAGTATCCGTTCGTCGGCACCCCGTCTGTCTCCTCCTCCTACCTCCATGCCCCTGCCGGTGCCCCCGCCTCCTCGTCAAGTTCCTCGAGCTCGGAGACCAGCTCCTCCTCCTCTGATGGATCTCACGGGTCGGCTCCACTATCGCTCGACCGAGAAATCGGATCCCGGTCCTCCCTTCTCGTCGGCCCCACCCACTTTGAAACCCCACGTGGTTTCGCTCCTCACTCCTCCGCCTCAGGACTATCCCGACTCTCCTCCCCCCGAGGATCTCCCTTCCCACCTCTCCATGGAGGAGTCGCCACCACCTCGGAAGCTTCAGCGCCTCGACGCGATGATCGAGAGCGACCTCCCGTCATCATCATCGAGCTTGATGACTGATGAGCTCCTCGACGACTCTGACCTCGAGTTCGACGAGCACGACCAAGAGTGCGACTACTATTGCGAGTCTTGCTTTTGCGTTCCTTGCCTCTGCTACCAGCAGGATGAATCCGACTTCGATTCCTACGAATAAATTCATTTCTCAAAAACTCTCTTGCGCACGGATGTTTTCTCCCTCTAACTACAGAACCCCTAGGAAGTCTCCGTTCAGGACCCCTAGGCGAACTCGCTTTCTGAACACCCCTCCTGCAAACAAGGGTTGGACCTCCCCTCGTTTGTTGTCTCCTGCCTCTAGGTCTACTGCGATGATCCGTCGTTCCCCAGCTCTTCGTGGTCTTGCTCGCACCGGTGGTGCCTGGGGTCGCTTCCAGCCCTCTGGTCCCGAGTCCAAGTTTTTGGACGTGAATCTCAACCTCCCCACCATCTCCAACGTGGCCCCTTGGGGGTTCTCCTCTCTCAACCCCATTCCCGTCGGTGATGGTCCCTCTGGTAGGATCGGTAGGTCAGTCACCATCACCTCCATCCAGTTCATGTACAACCTCGACGTTCATCACACTGAGACCAATGTTGTCTACATGCGCTTTCTCGGCGTCTTGGACAAGCAGGCCAACGGTGCTGCCCCTGCGTACACGGACGTCATGAACGCCAGCTCGGCTCTTGCCTACCGGAACCTGGACAATGCGGATAGGTTTGTCGTTCTTCACGACAAGATGACTAGGTACACTCCCAGTGCCCTTTCATCCGCCGGTTCCCTGCGTTACTCTGGACCTACCTTCATGAACATCTTCAGGAAGTGCAACATCCCCATTGTCTTCGACAACACCGCCACCTCTGGAGCCATCACCACCATTCGCTCCAACAACATTTGTTGCCTTGGCTTTCTCTATGGTGCTCAGACCGGAAATAACGATTTCAAGGGCATCCTTAGACTCCGCTATCGGGACGACTAAAGGGAATACCTCCCTTCTCTCATTCCATCCGCCCTCTGCTGTCGCAGACTACCGTGCCCGTTAGCGACCGAAGGCCCCCTTGTGGGGCGCAGGGAGTGAGGGCTCATCTAATAAACATTTCTTGGCCGGTATTTCAGGAGGGAGCTTTGGCGACCGTCTCTCATTTCTTTTTTCCTCATGTCTATTGACCGCACGGTGGTGCGTACTTGCCCGGATCCTTGGGTTTCGGGATGCAAGATCTACGACTACCTTCACGACAGTCCTTTGAATCCACTCCCTGGTTATTCCGCTGCCTTGTCCATGAACCAGTTGGCTCGGGGTAAAGCGGATGGGCAACGAGTTGGCCGCCAGGCCCGTGTTCGACGTCTTGCCATCAAGTACTGGATTACTGCTGCGGACACGCAGTTGGCCTCTGTCTACTCTAGGCTCCTTGTCTTCATAGATCGTCAGTTCACAGGCACGGGGGCCACCCCTTCTCAGGTTCTTGCTCAGGCCTCTATTACGTCTTGGCAAAACCAGTACACTCGTGACCGTTTCGTCATCGTCTACGACGAAACTCATACGATGGACCAGTCTTCCCACGGTGGTGGGGCTACCTCTACTCATTTCCAGACCCCTCTCACTACCGCTGTTCTTGATGTCGATCTTCTTCTTACTTTCAAGGGTTCTCTTGGCACGGACATGCGTGGCAACAACCTCTCTTTCTTTGTCCTCACTGAGGCCGGTGGCTTCACCAACGCCTACCTGCACCTTACATCCCGTATTTTTTACGAGGACCTCTGATTCGCCAGAATCTGGATTCTTCTCTGATTCGCCAGAATCTGGATTCCACTTCTATTGGTCAATAAATTTGCGTTCTGAACTTCGTCATTTTTACGTGGGTTTAAAAGGTTGAGGGTGGCTGGTACAGCAGTATTACCACCCTCAACCTCTGTACCAACAGATCATGGCCTCAGCCCTCGCTACCAACGCGCAAACTAGAGCCTGGTGTTTCACCCTCAACAATCCCGACCGCAATGTCCCTACTCCAGCAACCGAGGACCCGACGCAGTGGGGTGCCTCCTACCTCGTCTACCAGCTCGAGCAGGGAGAGTCGGGAACTCCCCACTACCAGGGCTATCTCTACTTCCCCTCGAACCGTCGGCTCGCAGCTCTCCGTCGTCTTGCGCCCCGTGCGCACTTCGAGCCGCGTCGAGGAACCCACGATCAGGCCCGCGACTATTGTCGTAAGGACGAGGGGCGCCTCGATGGACCTTGGGAACAAGGAGAACCTCCCGCCCCCGGAAAACGCAACGACTTGATGCTGCTCATGGCAGACGTTAAGAACGGCATGTCTGAGCGCGAGATCGCAGAGAAGTACGGGGCCACTTGGGCCCGCAATCACAATGCAATCGACAAGTATCGTAGACTGGTTACTAACGGGAGATCATGGAAGACTCAAGTCACCGTACTTTACGGACCTGCAGGAACTGGGAAGTCACGCTGGGCTTATCAGCAGAATCCTGACGCTTACCCCTTCCGTGGCGGATCCTACTGGTGTGGCTACGACTGTCACGATCACGTTGTCATCGATGACTTCCTCACGGGCACAATGCCCTACGGCGTGGCGCTACACGTACTCGACCGATACCCCCTCATCATCGACATCAAAGTCGGAAGTAAGCCTTTTGTCGCCAGGACCATCATCATCACCTCCAACTACCCTCCCGACACCTGGTATCCCAACCAGCGATCTGAGCCTCTCCTGCGTCGACTTGACCGAGTCGTCTACATCGACATGGACGGCCGCCCCCATCCTGTCAAAGGAGACACCCTTGGAGACTTCGAAGGCTCTCCCTCGCCCGACCGAAACTACCCCTACGACTTGGGCCGCTCTTCCCGTGATCCCTCGCGTCCCTCGCCAACATCGAGCTCCAGCGCCTGTCCGTCTCATCGGGACCGAACTGGATCAAGATTGCCAACTCCTTGGCAAGAGGCCCAGGACTTCGGAGCCACCTCCCGCTTTGTCGTCTCCCGTCTGCATCATCAATCCCCCTCGCCGTCGGCCCGATCTTGTCAACTCATTGACCTGGAAGGAAGCGGGTCACTCGGGTCCTCCGACCATCTCTCATCGCCGGGATCCAGCCTGCCCGGACCACGGTTGTCTCCTCCATCCCCGCGACGATCCCCCGACCCCTCCTCCTCCGCAGGACCTCCCCTCGAGTCCGCTGCTGGACAGCAACGAGACGACTCCTCCCCCACTGGAGGATTGGGCCGCCTCATCAACCCCCCGGGTCAACGTG